AACTTTGTGTTTGACTGGAGAGACAATGCCGCTGCATCAACGCCAATCTTAGCCAAGTAATCTGCTGCATTACCAAGTGATGAAGCCTGGTTATTCAACTCAACATAACCATAACGAGTCATGAATGACACAGTAGGTTCGAATGTTGATGGATCTAGTACAGTACCAGAAGACATTAGTGGAATATATGGGCAGTAGAATGCTGCTGCGTCCATTTCTCCGTCACCCTTATATCCTACTAGGATTGGGGTAGCGTCAGAAGCATACTGATCAACAAATACTTTCATAGTGTTGTTCAATGTACCAACGAACTTAGTGTTGGTAGGTGCTTCGAAAGAACCTTCTGTAGTACGTGCAAAAGCAGAAGTAGTAGCAGATTGTAGTACAGTCAACATAGTTGGTGAAACTACAACGTAGTTACCAGCGCCACGGCGTGTACGTGCTGCGATCAAGTTTGCTGCGCGGTTAATCAAAACTGCTAATGCTGCGTGTTGATCACCTACGAAAGTAGCAACACCCGAAAGGTTCTCTTGATCGTATGTGTCAGTTGCAGTTCCAGCAAGAGCGCGTAAAGAAGTAAGAACTTCTTGGTCGATTTCTGCTGTAATTTCTTGTGCAAGTGCTTGCATGATTTCTGCTTCAACGTCAAGACCATGCATTGAGTTAGCATCTTGTGCTGCTTCAAAAGTCCAACGTGCAGACAACTTACGTGTCTTCGCTTCAACCGTTTGCTTCAATACTTGGATTGAAAGCTTACGACCTGCTTGTGCTTCTAGAGCCGAAGTTGCTGATGGTCCGCCAGTAGCGACATCACCAGAATAGCCTTTAGCGATAGCGAATGGAGACAATGCCTCATCGCCTGCTGCTGTGCCAGTTACGCCTTCAGAATAACGCACACGCAATGTGTGAATTTGTCCAACAGGACCAGTCATTGGTTGAACACCAACTAATTCGTTAGCGATTACGGTAGGCATTACACGACGGATGACAGGTAAAATTACCTTGTTCATAGTAGCGATGTTACCAGCCATTGTTGAGCCTGTTGCTGCTGACTCAGTTAAATAGTTCTTAGTGTTTTCAAGCACAGATTCCATTACAGATTTCTTGTTGCCTGTTAAACCGTCAGTTAGAGCGTCTTTAGTTACGTTCCAGTTTTCAAATAAATTTTGTGACATTTTAGGTATACTCCTTTTTAGCCTATACCAGCTAATTTTTTAAGGTTAATGATATCTGCATTACTTTCAGTATTTTGATCGTGTGTGCTAGTTTTATCACCTGTGATCTCGCTAGTGCGAGACTCATTAAGTTTTTGCGTAGTGCGTTTAGTCGTTGAAACAGTTTCATTCAAAACCGTACCAATGTACTTGTCATATGCTACAGTAAGTTTGCTAGTAGCAACGCTTTCAAGTAGATTCGACATTAACTCACGCTTGTCCTTCGACAAGGGCTTTAATAAATCAGCCATTACAGTATTACGTTCAGCGCGTTCATTAACTCGCTTTAGTTTTTTGTTGGTTGATTCAATTAATGTTTCTTTTTCAGAAATAGTAGATGCTGATTCTGCTAAAGCAGTTTTCATATCCAATAATTCAAGGCTTAGTTTAGAAACCTGTGTGCCTTCTGCTAAATGTGAACTCATAAATTCAGTTGCAAAAGTTTCAAAGATTTTGCGTCCAAACATGTTTTCTTTAGCTAGCATGATATCTTCTTTAAGAGTACTTAACTCGCCCGTCACTGTTGATTCAACAATGCTTGCTAATTTTGCACTTGCTTTAGAGATGAATTCACGCTTCGTCTCGGCAATCATTTTCTTGCCTTCTTTTACCAATTTAACTTTCTCTGTTAACAGGTCTTGTTTGTCTTGGTGGAAATCGTTAAGTTCAGTAGTTAGTTGCTCCATTACAAAGTCTTCTAACTTTTCAAAGTTTCCTTCTTGTAGATTGCGATCATCGCGCAATTCTGTAATTTCTTTCTTTAAAGTTTCCATTACAAAAGTGTCCAGCATCTTAGCATGTTCAGCAATTTGACTTGTGTAAGCCACTTTTGCTTCTACTGCTGCTTTTTTATCTGCTGCGAATTCGCGTAATTCCGTTGTAATTGTATCTGACATCATTGCGTCTAGTGCTTCCACCATTTGCGTTTTATCAGTTTCATAACGATTTGCGAACTCTTCACGAAGTTCATTAGTCAACTCTTCACGTGCCTCAGTTAACTTAGTTTCCCAAGCTTCTGATAGTGTAGAACGAACTTCTTCTGAAAGAACTTCTGAACTTAGGAGTTGTTCAATTGCATTTGCCATTATTTTCTCCTAATATCTAGGTTATTGATCATTTTAAGTACCTCTTCCTGGAGATACTTTTCGGCTTTTGTATCGTGATTTATAGCTTTCGCAACGTCCATAATAATGTCGCTACGTCTGCCATTCATGATAGCCTCGTAGAGTGGGTCTGGATATGCATCTGGAGCACTTGGATTCGCAACAATATCAACTGTTACAATTTCAAATTCCGACACATTACCATTGTCACCTACGTTACCACTACCGCGACTCGATACGCCTAATTTTACACCATTGTCTAACAAAGTTTTACAAATGTTACCCATTGGTGTTGGTAATAATTTTAGCTTGCCATAACCATCATTCCCGTTCATCCACATTTTTTCAATGATGTGTGATACTCGGTCCAGATTCACTTGTAGATCGTCTGGATGGTCTGCCTCGCCCAACACTGAATAACCACCTTGTATTTTTTCTTGAACAGAATTAACTGCTCTTCGAATTTCCGAAGATGGGTATACGCGCTGATTTTGATTGCGTGCATCACCTTGAACAAAAATACCTTCCATGTACAAGTCTTTGCCGCCTTTGCCGTTATCCACAGCTTCAGTAACAATGTTTGCTTGATCGAAAGTTAAATGTTCGTTAAGTGTATTACGCATTTTTATTGTTTCATACCGCGCTTCTCAGCACCATGACCGCGAGTTTCAGGCTTCAATGAAGCGCCGTCACCAGGATGTGTTACACCCATGTCTTTTGCTGTTGCGTCTGATAAGCCTTTCTTAGAGCCTTCAGTACTTTTTGCGCCAGTTGGAACTACTTTTCCACCCATGTCGTTTTTGCGTGCAACTGGTGATGCTTTACCGTCATCTCCTGCTGGCATTTCCGAAGGATGCATTCCATCTTTACCAATCTTTGTAAGATCAGCGGCTTCTTCTAATTCTTCTGATTCGTCTGCTTCAAACGCAAACTCTTCTTCAACTTCTTCTGGCTCAAGATCAGATGCGAAATCATCGGCTGGAAGTTCGTCAGATAAACCTGCTTCTTCGTCATCACCCATGTCATCGCCCATCAACTGTGCGAATTCTGCTTTAAGGTCTGCAAGTGCATCTTCAACACTTAGCATTGCATCTTCAATTCCTGCTTCTGATTCTGGCTCCATGTCGCCTTCTGAATCCATATCCATTTCCATGTCCATTTCATCATCAGATGCTAGTTCAAATTCTGCTTCACCTTCTTCATCTTCGTCTTCCATTGCATACTCTTCTTCTGCTGCAATTTCTTCTTCGAATGAATCAACATCTTCATCAAAATAAGACTCATCTAAATCTTCTTCTGAAATGTCTTCTTCTACTATTTCATCCTGCTCCACAAGACCTGACCATATCTCGCGAGCTTTGTCTACAAAAGCTTCATGTAACAAATCAGATGCAACTTCACCTTCCCCGTTTACTAGGCTCTCAATGATCTTTGAATAACGATCTTGTACGCTCATTTTATATTCTCCGTTTAATAAAATTTTATTTTATAAATTATATTATTAATTCCATAGGCTACTAGGGAATTAATTTATTACATTAGTATTTAATAGTTTTCGCCTATAACTAGTTAAAAACGGGTTTAAAATCGCGTTTTTAAGAAAACTATACATTATATGCAATCTATTACATTTATTTAGCAACTTTTTTTTACTCTGCTGGTTTACCATACATTGCTGAATTCATGTCTTGCTGATCATCATACTCTGCTTTAGACAATTCGCGTTTATTGCGAATCTTATTTAAATGCTTCAAAGTTAAACGTGGTCTACGAGTATCGTCAATATCCCACTTATCTTGATCATTTTTTTCATCAATTGCTAATTCATTAAATCTCATCGCTTACATCTCCTGTATCATCTGGTGTATCATCACCTAAATCTTCTTCACCATCAAAATCTCCATCGTCTAATTCAGTTGCTTCAAATCCATCAACATCACCAGCACGCAATCCTATAGAACCTAAGTCACTACTTGGGTCACTGATAGCACCATCTTTGCCATTTTCTTTGCGCCATAAGATTTCATTTTCTGTAATCTCTGTCTCACTAAGACCAAGATATTTCTTCAAAAGGAACTGTCTGCTCAAATATTCAACACCTTCAAGATTACTGAATACAGTAGCACGTGCACCATCTAACTCAATCTCTCTATACTTACTAAAACTCTGTGGTTCTATGAAGTTTAAATCAAACAAACTACTTGTAACATCAATACCACGATGCTTCAAAAACATCTTAAATTCTTTATCTAATGCAGGCTGTAATACTAACTGAATACGTTCACAGTACTTACTAAAACGATATTCCTGTATTAATGCAGTACCTAGACGACCATCATTGTATGTCGCTGTTCCATCTTCTGCGCCAGTTGGCATATACGAACTTGGTATACGAAGACCTCTCAATAACTTGTTATTGAAGTATTTTAGATCGTCAATCTCACCTAAGTTGTCACCGCCAGGCAATACTTCTACCTTAGAACCACGTCCTTCTGCTGTTTGAGCAAAGAAATAATCTTCCATGATAGATAATGGATTGTATGCAGCATCAACTACGCTGCTACCACCACCTGTTTTATTAGGTATTCTAGTTTGATGAACTTCATTTTTAACTCGCTCAACAAATCCCATAGCCTTATGTGCTGGCATATTACCAACATCAATGTAGAATACTCTACGCTCTGGTGCACGCTGTACACGATAAATGATAATTGAATCTTCTAATAATTCTTTTTGCTTATAAACTTTAAATACAGATTCAAGTATACTCTGACCAAAGGGCCAACTAGCAGTCATACCATCTGTCATTGAAATATGAATAACATGAGAACCATCAACCGCAAATTCTTCATTCT